CACAAGGGAAGTCCAGAAATTATTATGGAAGTAGCCTTGCAGAAGCTGGGCATATCAATACGGGATGGTTTCCTGTGGCCTCCGACCTAGAAAAAGGAGCCCGTCGAGCCAGACGACAACGCAATCTGACCCAACGGGACTCATGGAACCGCACTAAATCAGGGGCAATGAAGCCTCGGACTAAGTACAGCAGGAAGGGGAAGTACCCCGACAGTTATTCCTGATTGGAGTTTATGCTGGCGATAACTGCTGCCATTGCATTTATGGTACTGGTTACTTCCTTCTCGATAAGACGGAATCTTTGAAGGCATATGATGCTCTCGTCCTCATCCATCCCAATCGACCAGTGCATGGGGTCGTCACCGTAGCAATGAATGGTGATAGGCATCTCGTCCACTTCGATTAGAACTGTGGTCACTCTGGTTGGTTCGGTCTTCATCTTAGACTCCGCAGGCGCTCTTAAATCGAGCGCGGTTAAAACGTGGATTGTTCCCAGCGCATACTTCAGCCATCTTCAGCCAGATTGCTGTTCTTGCTTGGGGGTCTTTTATCTCGCTGATAGCTTGCGCTATAGCTTCAAAGTGCTTCTTGGTCATGTTAAAGCCTCATTGACTTTGAAATACCCCACACAAGCCCCTGATTGAGCCTGTGCAGGGTGTTTCTGGTTGGTTGATTGGTTTACTTAACAGCGCTTAGATGATAGTAGACATAATACTTACTGTCTTTCGTCTGATGGTACCGGTCTATCGCCTCGATAATTACGCAATCGTCTGGATCGCTCCAATACTCTTGGTCTAGGTCTGAGGCCCCCTCCGGTAACCCGTGGGGATAGAACCAACGAGCGCAGAGATTCTCTCTGGCCCATTTCTCAGCGGAACTTCTGGTAGGAAAATATGAATATGCCATTAGCTTGCCTCGGTTAGTATGTTTTTCGGTAGGGATCGGTGTGGCAGGGGTCACATTCCCAGTGAACATGGTCAAGGGTTTCCAGTGAAATTATCTCCCAGACCTGAACAACGCCATCATCGTCCTTGCGTTCCCAGTTGGTCATATCGACGCCACAATTGACGCAAATTCTAGTTTCTTTAGTAGACATGGTATTGCCTCGGTAAGTTTGCATTAGAACGCCTCTCGGCGTTTTCGGGCATTTAGCCCTCGTCAGTAATGCTGTCAGTCTGCGAGATATGAAACAGGCAGGCTGTAGCTGGCTTTAGTTTGCCAGTTTTGACGCCGTTCTTTTTCTCTTCGTACATCGTGCGAACTTTGACGCTTTTCTCACCTTTACGGACTTGTCGTTTTTGCTTACCGTTTGTCGCGTCATTCACATAAAGCCAGACATCATAAATCCAGACATCCTTTCGAGGAGTTGCTGTAATACCGCGCTTGGCAAACTCTTGAATAACTATAAGTTCGTTCTGTACGGATGAACTGTTAATCGCTCGATTGTATGCCTGCGTTGCTCGTTCTATCTTTTGTGCTTTAGTAGCTTTCATAATAGCCTCGGTTGTGGAGTGTTTACTGCATCAGACTGCCTCCCGGCAGTTTCGACTATTTAAGTCTCGTCAGTGATGCTATTTACTAAGTTGCTCTTTCCACCATGCCTTTTCTTCTCTCAGGCAAGTGTGGCACAGTTCCGAACACAGGAATGACTGTCTGCCGGGTTTCTTCTCAAAGTCTACCTTGCAGCTTTTACATTCTGTTACGGCCTTAAACCGATAATCGTTATCTCTTGGGCTCATGTTCATATTCTCAGTGTGGAGTGTTTCGACGTTACTCTTTCAGGCACGGCTACGAATACCGTGCGACACTCCGAGGTTCCCCCCGTTCACCTTACCGCTTCAGAACCGACAGGGCTACGTCTCGCGCTTGCCTTACGTTAAGTACACCGGGGGGTGTTTGCTGCCTCTAATGCTTCGGGTCGCTTCCGCTTATGTCGGGGCCGGGCCTTTCACTCGGGTGGAGTTATTGCTTCAATGTCGCTATTATGCGCACGGTCTTTTTCAGGTGTCAAGCGATATTTGCAAATAAATTGAAAATAGTTCTAATCGCCCCGAAATAACACCAATCAAGACAGTCTATTGTTGTGATCCACTAGGGGGTACAGCCTAACGGGTAGCCTTCACTGGTGTACGGCTTGTAGGCTTCCCCGGTGTGCTGGCTTGTTGGCTTCCCCATGATGTTCCCCCTCCACACTCACGCCAGTTCCAAACCAAAGTGAGGCAAGCCACTAGGCCCGTGATGGACACCTAGTCACCTAAGCATGGGTAGCTAGGGGGGCAGGCTAAGGAGGGCTACAGGGGCAGTCTAGTAGCCTTCTCGTGGGGGGTACGGCTAAGAGCCTTCCCCTTGTCGCTAAGATGAGCGGGTGCGCGCGATCGCAGGCGCGTAATAAAGGCTCACAGGCGCGCGTGGGGGGCCGCCCCCTTTTTTTTCTACGCGGATGATATATATTGTATATACACAGCGGAGAGGAAGCCTACCGAATATTAATAAACCCTAATAGAGGACAATGTAATGCCAATAGGACCAAATGGAGAAAGGCTACCGTATCCCGGTGAGGAAGGCTATATGGGGAACGGACCCGGACCAGATTTACCCCCGCTGGTTCCGCCGGGTGCAGGAGCGGACCGAATAGCCGCTGGTATGAATGGAGGACCGTCTATGGCAGGCCAAGAACAACGCCTTAACCAACTACTAGAAGCCCGTCAGATGATAGATCAGGAGATTGCTGCTATTGTTGGTGGTCCAGTTGGTGCAGAGAATTTAGATATGCTTCCTCCGCCTCCTATTGATCCAATGGCTCAGATGCCTCCAGAGGCCATGATGGCTCAGGGTGGGCCACCGATGCCTATGGGTCAACCAATGCCTCCTATGGGCCCACAGGGGCTTCTAGGGGCTTAGTATGGATGAGGTAGCCCCACAAGCTGAAATCGAAGAATTGATGTATCTTCGCCAACAGATAGATAACCGTCTGAATGATCTCAGGACTGGTGGAGTTCCTATGGGTGCTAAACCGGGAATGGGTAAGAATGTTGGGCCTGACAGGCCGTCTATGCACGTACCAGAACCTACTGGATTACTGGTCTAATGGCAAGCCTTCTTCAACAGGCTATGTGGGATGCCCAAGATAGACGGTATGGTTCTCCTGAGGACATACAACGCTATTTAGATTTAGCTAGGGGTTTTGAGAGTAGGTTTGGTTCGCAGCCATCATTTTTTGAGCGTCTACGTCAGGGGCAGAATGAGACTCTTAATGTCAAGCCTATTCCTCCCCCTGATTACAAAAAGCCTGCTGGCCCTAACCCCAGAGTTCCGGACTGGAAGAGGAACCAGTTTTTACTTGCCGATACTGGCTCAACAAATACAGGCGCGATAAGGGCAAGGCTATATGACATGGGCGTAGTCCCCGTTATGGAAGCTAACTGGGGAGACAGGTCTGCTTTACGGGATTTAAACCAAGCATATGTGCGATCTCCGGCTGGTGCTGCCAAAGTAGGGAGTCTAGCTGAGGATCAACTGCTGGAGGCTAGGTATCAGGGGCAAGATACAGAGGAAGCAATGAAGGGTTTATTAGGAATTATAACACCAGAGCTTACCGGTATGGGCAGTCTGGAGAAGGTTGGTTTAGAGTTTGCTCGGAGTATAGGGGGAGCGAATAAGGAGGCATTTTTAGCCAAGGCTTTGCTTAACGCAAACAAGAAAAATGTGGTTGGACTATTGGCCGAAAGATTTGCCCCCGCTCTTCATGAACTAGATAAAGATAAGTTTGGGCCGCAATGAGAACTGACAAACAAGAAGCCTTTATAGAGTCCTACTGTTTAACGGGAAACGCCGCTAAAGCTGCTGAAATGGCAGGCTACTCACCGAAAGCCTCTAAACAGAAGGGATACTCCCTAAAGAAGCAGTTCGCCCACGAGATAGCCGAGAAGACCCGAGAGATGATGGCTGACGCTATCCCCGGTGTATTGGCTAAACTACACCTCCTGATGGACGAGTCTGCCTCTGACGCAGTTAAACTAGGGGCTATAAAAGACTTCCTCGACAGGGCAGGCTTAAAGCCTGTGGAGAAGGTGGAGCAGCAAGTCTCTCACGTTGAGAGTGCTTCCCTTGATGAACTAAAACGAGAACTTGAGGCTTTGACAGGCTCTTCAAAACCAGAAGAAATCCCGGAGTTGATGAATTGATGGCAAAACAGGGAGGATTACT